GCCCTCGGTTCCGCCTACATCGGAAAAACCGGCAGCAGCACGGTTAGTCTGGAGGCGGAGTCCATCGGAATCAACGGCGACGGAACAATTACAACCCTCGGAAACGCCACCGCAAAAGGTTCTGGAACCGCCGTTGGATTGACCAAAAATAAAATGCTGAAAATGCTTCAATTGTTCAACGAAGCCGATGTGGACCCGGATATTCCGAAATATTGGGCTATCCATCCGCAGGATGCGTCTTTCCTGCTCAGTCTTCTCACCGAAGTTACCAGCGCTGATTATGTGCCCGTTCGGAATATCTATCAGGGCCGGGTGGATTTCTTCGCCGGGTTCAATTTCTTCTGGACCAATCGGCTGCTTTCTCGAACATCCACCGATGAGTTCTGGCGAACATTTGCTTGGGCCCAGGATGGATTGATTCTCGCTTCCATCGGCGATGTTCAAACCCGCATCGAAGAAGCCGAACGTCTTGATTTTGCCTGGGTCATCTTCTCCAAAATGGATGTCGGCGCTGTCCGAATGGAAGGGGCAAAAGTCCACGAATGCTTAACCCTTAAAAATGCCTTAACATAAGAAAGGACGGTGAGTTATGACAATCCCTTATCCTGTTCAGTTTCCTTATAACTTCGGTCCGATTCTCTCGCCGGGAAAGCCCAAAAACGGCGTCCACTATGTCGGAACAGAGCAACTGTATGAATTGGGAACACGCTATATCACCTGGGACGGTCGGGAGTTCCGCTATGCTCGTTCCGGCGGCGCCTGTTATGCAGGCCAGGCATGCGATTTCCGGACCGAACCGCTTCAGGCCATTGACAATATTGCGGAAGCCGCCGCCGTCGGTGCCACCAAAATCGTCGTGGACGGCGGAACCCATGATGCTTTGGCCAAAGACCAACTCCGGGGCGGATATGTGATTATTTACGGCGATTCCAATTCCGACGTCCAGTTCCGCCTGATTGAAGGCAATGAAGAGTGCGCCGCCAACGCGGACATCACTCTTTACCTGGAAGAAGGTCTTGTGAAGGCCGTAACCACCTCCACGAACGCCGAGATTTTCCCGAATCCCTGGTATGATGTCCGCCTGTCAACGGATGTCGGCTATACCAAGGCGGGACTGCCCGCGGCGGAAGTGTCCGGCGCAGGATACTACTTCTGGGTTCAGACAAAAGGACCATGCTGGATTGCACCGCAGGCCAATGTCGGCAGCGGAAAATACCGCGAAGCGTTCTTCCGGCACGACGGCTCTTTGGAAGAAACAACCTCCAGTGAATATGATACAACCCAGGATGCAGGCGTCGTAGTTATGGGAAGTGCTTCCGGAGTTGGACCGCTCTTCTACTTGAACGTGTTCTGATGGTTTTCTACCAGGCAGCGGGGAGGGACGGACTTCGAACCGTCCCTCCCCTAACTTTGAAAGGAAAATCCGATGGCTTTGTCAGAAACACAAATCTGCAATATGGCACTGAAAACTATCGGGTCTTCCCGAATCAATGACCTGTACACAGATACATCATCAGAGGCCGCCGCCTGCCGTGATTTTTATGAAGCCGTCAGAGATGCCTGCCTCCGAATGTACGACTGGCCGTTTGCCAGAGCCAGAGCCGAATTGTCCCAGGATACAAACACTCCAGATTTTGAGTGGGATTACGCCTTTCTTCTTCCACAGGATTATCTCTCTCTTCGAAAAAACTACACGGAAAGCCGATTTACAGAACGCGGGAAACGATTCGAAATTGAGGGAAAACGACTCCTTACAAACGATTCTAAAGTTCAGTTAAAATACATCCGAAAAGTAACCGACCCGAACGAGTTTGACCCGTTGTTTGTCGAATTGCTCGTGCTGAAACTGGCTGTTCGGCTCCTCTTTGCCCTGGGAGGTATCGGAAATACAGGCACCACAAAAGACCGACTTGAACAGGAACTTCAGATTATTGAAAGAAAGGCCAAAACCGTTTCCGCCTCGGAAGCCGCAACGGAAGGACGAAGTGATTGGAATATGGCCGCACACAGCGGCTTGACCATTGATGAGGAGTAGCCATGTCAAAAGAGATATGGACTTCTTTTCCGGCCGGTACTTTGTATGCTTTCCGATGGAATGAAAGTGGTCAGGTTTATAATACCTCCACAATGACTGATGAAACGTACAACGTTTCAAACTGGAGCCAGTATGCCATCACCCTTGTGCAGACAGGTGCCATGTACGTCGGAGATTTTCCTTCCGGTTCCGCCGGAAAATACAAAATCCAGATTTTCCTTCAGAGCGGTGCATCTCCGGCTTCCACCGATACGCCGATAGCACAGGGATTGATTCTTTGGGACGGCACAAAAGAAATTACCGAAAAGGAAAATTACGACAATACAAGTCTTTTGTTAATTCATAAACAAACGGTAAATACGGTTGAAACCGTTCAGGAAACGGAAACCAGAACAAGGATTTATATCTGATGCGGATTATTGAAGCGATTGTATCATTTAATTCCGGCGAATTGTCGCCGCTGATTGACAGCCGAAATGATGTGGAAAAATACCGAAGCGGCTGCCGTCGTCTGGAAAATATGATACCGACCAAATATGGAGCCGCCGTCAGACGGCCCGGTACAAAATTTGTGTATGATGCAACTCTTTCTCCAACCGGACAAACCAATACAATCATTCGAAGAATTCCGTTTATTTATTCTGATGAAATTGCTTATACCATAGAATTTGGGAATTATTATGCAAGATTTTATTACGGAGACAGTGTTCTTTTGGATGAAAGCGACAATGAAGTCTGGATACAATCGCCGTATGCTGAAGAAGATTTGTATCAGTTAAAGTACAAACAAGTGGCGGATACAGTCCGGATTACACATCCGAAATATCCGATTTATATTCTTAAAAGGACCGGTGCCTATGATTTTACATTGGAAGAACTGGATTTCAAAAACGGTCCGTTCTTAACCCGCAATGATTTGATTGATACCTCTATTCCTTCTACAACCACCCTCCAATGCGATGTTATCAATGAAGGAGCAGTTGGAATTCTTACCGCCAATATGAGTATTTTCCTGCCCGGGCACGAAGGGGCGCTTTTCAAACTCTGTCATCCAAGAACAAACAAGCACGTATATTTGTCCGGTTCCGGAACAACAGAGGCCATTTACGGAAAAGGAACATATAATCTGATTACCAGAGGAACATGGACGGGAACAATAACCTGGCAGAGAAGCGATAACAATTCCGATTGGGAAACATTCAAAGAATGGAAGTCTTCTTTGGATGCTTATCAAAACATAAATGCGTCTTATAAAGAGACATCGGAATATGCAAAACATCGAATTACGGCAACCGCAAGCGCCGCGCTTCAGGCGGATTTCAGTATTGATGAGCCGCTGGAAAGCGGAATCGTAAAGGTTATATCCGTTATCGATTCTTATCGGGCATCCGTAAAAGTAATGAGGAAACTTGCTTCGACAAGTCCGACAAAACGCTGGCATGAAGGGGCCTGGTCTTATTCCAGAGGTTTTCCGTCAACCGTCTGTTTCTTTGAAGGACGATGCGTTTATGCCGGTGCTTGTCTGCCGTTGTCAGATGAGGAATTCAGTGCTTATGAATATCCGGATTTGAGGACATAAATTATGCCGTACAGTGGAAGCGGGTCAGGTACTCTCAGCGACCCTTATATAATCACAAACGTTTATCAATTACAGGAAATCGACAATTATCGCAGTGCTCATTTCAAGTTGGCAAACGACATAGACGCCACTGTTACTCGAACCTGGAATAAGGGAACAGGGGCCTATTCTTCTTATTATTATGGATTTCTTCCAATCGAATATTTTTCAGGCACTTTGAATGGAAATAACAAGAAAATCATCAATTTATACATCAACAGAACGCCGACTAATGGAGCAACAAGAAATATGTTAGTTGGGTTATTTTGCAATGTAAGCGGATATGATGGAACACAATTTTACGATTTAATTTTGGAAAATGTGGATATAACAGGAGGTCGGGCCGTCGGCGGACTTGCAGGATGGATGATGAGAGGAGATGTTGTAAATGTTCATGTAACTGGGAAAATTACTTCTACTTATCAAGATGTACCGGGATATGAATTTGGGGTAGGCGGACTTATTGGAAGCACAGAAGCATCAGCAGCAAGAAAACACACCATACGAAATTGCAGCAGTTCTGTTGAAATCTCGGCATCGACAAATCTAACATCCCTTCAGGTCTTTGGTGGACTTATTGGTTATTTAATGAATGGGGCTTCTGTTGAAAATTGTTATTCTTCTGCCAAAATCAATCTGAATTTTTCAACAAATGATGAAGTAAAAGTAGGAGGATTGATTGGATACAACTACAATACTCCTGTTTCATACTCATATTCCTCTTGTGAAATTACAGTCAACTGTCCTGGTGCGACTCATATTAGAGCAGGTGGTTTTATTGGGCACAATAACTATTACACAACACTTTGTTTTTCTTCAGGGACGCTTGATGTTTTATCTTCCGGGGCTGCACGGGTTGGCGGTTTTATAGGATACAACACCGGCGCTCCTGCAAAATGCGGTTCTTCGGTCAATGTAAACAACTATTCCCAAAATGCAACCACCAATCAGACCGGAGGTTTTATAGGATATTCAGCAGGTTCAGCATCAAACTGTTATGCGCGGGGAAGTGTCAATATAAAAAGCGGTATCGGCCATTCTAATGCTTATATAGGAGGATTTGTAGGATATAAAAGCAGCGGGACTTATTCATGTTGCTATTCTACCGGAGCCGTTTACGCTGTTGGAAATCCTACAAATGGAGGCGGTTTTGCCGGGTATGATTCCGGGACTATGACGGCCTGTTTCTGGGACAAAGAAACATCCGGCTGGACGACTACCAAAGGAACTGCTGTCGGAAAAACCACGCAAGAGATGAAAACCGAAAGCACATTTACGTCAGCCGGATGGGATTTTACATCAGTTTGGAGACTGCCTTCTTATACCCGTTCGCCCGGCATCCCAAACGCTTTATGGTTCTCAAAATCAGATGATTATGACAATTTTGATATTGGAACGCAGGATGATGATGCCATCCAGATAAATATTCCAACAACAAATCCGATATTGTGGATAGATTCGCTCGAAAGTGTTCTTGTTGGAACATCCGGGGATGAATGGTCTGTCAGTTCCAACAAATTGGGAACACCGATTACTCCCTCCAATGTAGGATGCAAACTGCAATCGAATTACGGAAGCAGCAATATCCAGCCCGTTCAAACCAATGAAGTTCTTCTTTTCGTAGATTATGCCGCCAGAAAAATCCGGGAATTAACGATGGGAAATTACGAAGGAAAATATGTTGCCAATGATATGACGGTACTGGCGGAGCATATTACCTATCCCGGCGTTATCTGTATCGCTCATCAGAAAAATCCGGAATCAATTCTTTGGTGTGTTTTGTCAGACGGCTCTTTGGTCGGCATGGTATATGACCGGGAACAGAATGTTGTGGCTTGGTTTAAATGTCCAATCAGCGGAACCGTTCTTTCCGTCTGTGTCATTCCATCGGCGGGCGAAGATGAAGTCTGGATTGATATAAAACGAACGATAAACGGACAGACAAAAATCTATGTTGAAAAAATAAATGCCTGGGAATTTGCAGAACAATCGGACGCTTATTTTGTTGATTGCGGCATAACGGCTGAATTCGGCACGCCGCAAGCCGTTGTCGCCGGTCTGGACCATTTGGAGGGAGAAACGGTTCAGATTGTAGCGGATGGAGCCGTAGAGGCGGAACAGACGGTTTCCGGCGGTCAGATTGTTCTTTCCAGAACGGCATCAAAAGTACATGTAGGGCTGCCTTATTCTTACCTTCTGCAACCCATGCGGCTTGTTCCGCCTTACAGTGAAGGAAGTTCCATATCCGCCGTCAAACGCCTGGTAGGCTTGAGCGTCAGTTTTTATAAAACACTGTTGGCAAAATACGGGACGGATGCGGATAACCTTCAATCAATAGATTGGCGCTCAACGGAGGATTATGACAGCCCTCCATCCCTCTTTACGGGCGATAAAACAGTGGTTCTGGAAAGCCGATACAATCCGGAAACGCCTTTGTATATCGGCGGAAGTGAACCCATGCCTTGCACAGTAAGGGCTTTGGTGGTAAAAACGGATGTAACAGGATGAATTTCCGTAAAATGACTCATGACGATTTGCTATATTTGCAGAATCATTCGATTCGTCCAATCGGATTCTGCACGCTTTGCCCGGAAGAAATAGATTTTGATTATACACTGGAACACGAAGGAAAAGTTCTCGGTGCAGGCGGATTTCGTCTGATTGCCTCTTCGACGGCCTGGGCCTGGGTGCAGATTGCACCGGAAGCACTGGAAAACCTGGTAACGGTGTATCGGGTTATAAAAGAATGGATGGATATTTGGGCACAGACCCATAAAATCCACCGAATTCAGGCATGGGTGGATGTCAGCCACGAAGAAGGAAAACGGATGGCAGAGCACCTGGGATTTCATAAAGAATCGAAAATGACAGACTTCCTCGGTCCGAAAAAAGGCGCTTGGCTTTATGTAAAACTTTATCCATAAAGGAGATATGGATTATGGGACTTGACCCTGTATCGGCACTTTTAATCGGCGGAACCTTGACGGCTGCCTACGGTCAGGTACGGGCCGGTCAGGAAGAAGAGGCCGTTGCAAAATACAATGCCCGTGTAAAAGAAATGGAGGCCAGGGCGCAGGAACAGAAGACCATTGTCGAATCCAAAAGACAAGCGGAAGAAGCATCCCGCCAGATGTCATCGCTTCGCACTTCTCTGTCCGCCTCCGGCCTGGTTTCCACAACCGGAACTCCGCTGGCTATCCTTTCAGAGCAGGCCCGACAGTCCGCTCTGGAAAATGCCATGATTGGATATGAAGGAATGACGGCGGCAACCCGGCTTCGAGAAGAGGCAAAACAAATCAAATACGCCGGGAAAACCGCCAAAAAAGCCGCTTATATCGGAGCAGGAACGACACTTTTGACCGGTTTTGCTACGGCTGGAAATCCGTTTACCTCCGCATCCGGCGGATTATCTAAGGGAGCCAAAGCCACAATAGCGAGGTACTGAACTGATATGCCTCAATTTCCGATTGAATACAGCCAGCGCATCCCGAATCCTCCTTCGGCAGCCGCTCCGATTGTTGCAGACACAGCGGCACCCTACGAAGCAATCGCTCGTTTTGGACAGGCGATTTTCCAGGTCGGAAGACAGATTCAGCAGGCAGAAGAGGAAATAGAGATTTCCACGCTTCGCCGAAAAACGGAGGAAATGTGGAATTCCGCTTATCAGACGGCGATTCAGGAAAATGACCCCGAAAAACGGCAGGCCATCTACAACAAGTTTCTCGAAGACATACAGACCATTCCGGTCAAGTCCGACCGGGTTCGGCAGGAACACCAGTTGTTTTTAAATGAAGCCCTTCCGAAATATCAGGTCTATTTTTATGAATTGGACCAGAAAAAGCGGATTCAGTCCGCCAAAAGCGAATTGGAGGTTAACGGACAGTATTTCCTCGAAAAAGGGGACCTGGAATCCTATAACTCTTTGATTGACAAGGGTATGCAAAGCGGTCTTCTGGCGCCTGCTGAACACGAATATCTGAAAAAAAACGCCCAGACGGAGTCCGTCCTGGCCCAGGCCAGAATCCTGATGAATGACAATCCGCAGAGGGCGATTCAGATTTTGGAAAATCTGTCCGGTCTTTCGGCGGAACAACTTGACCGAAAAGACCGATTGGTTGGACACGCCAGAACACTGATGAACTGGAGGCAGGAACAAACGGACAATGAAGAAATCAGCATCATTCTGGACATGCACAAAAACCTGCATCTGTCCCCGCAGGAAAAGTTTCGATTGGGTGAACTGTATTTAGAGCGTCTTGCTCAGTCCGGCATCACCGGTGAACGAATGGGTGTAATGGTGGACCGAATTGAAAAATGGCAGCAGGGAAAACGATATGAAACCGACCCTATCGTCCGTTCGGAACTGTTTGAAAAGGCCGTCGATATTTGGCGCGGCCATCTAACTCTGGATGAATTAAAAAAAGAACTTCAGCAGAAGTGGCAGCAGGGCCTTCTGAATGAATCCGATTATAATTATATCTGGGATACGGCGACAAGAACATTGAAAACATCCCAGGCATCCGCCATTGCCGATGCCGTCAAAAATGCCAAGTATGTCCTGGTTGATTTTGCGGAAAAGGAGGATTTTGAAGAGTTTTTGAAAAACCTAAAAAGCAAAAAAGACCAGGAAAAAGCGCTGCAGAAGCGTCAACTTCAATTCTGGCATTTAAGTCAATATGAACAGGAACTTCAGAATTGGCTTCGTGAAAATCCAAATGCGTCTGTTCAGGAACTTCGGACACAGGCGGAAATGCTGCAATATCAATATATGAACTGGAGCACAGAAGAAATTCAGACAAAATTAAAACAACGGATGATGAACATATCCCTGCCGAAAAAACCGGAATTTGAGGTCGGCCAGAAAATCGTAAAAGACGGCATTATCTATACTTATGTCGGAAACGGAAAATGGGAGTATTGATAAATGCCGCAGATTTTGACAGAAGAACTTTTTGCATCGCCGAAATGGATTACGACGGAGGAATTGATGGAATTCCAGCCGGAACCTCGGCCTGCTTCTTCTGTCTTGCCGGAGGATAGAGCCAAAGAAATTTGGAATCTCGGAATCCGACACAAAATCCCTTGGGACCAGGCGGAGGAACTGTACGACGAACTTCAGAATCTTACCCGTTTTGAAAAACCGTCAGAGGCGCCGCAGGAAGAGTTTGTGCCGACAAGACAATCAGCGGGATTCTGGGAAAAGTTTCTAACGGCCGGATATGCCGGTCCTGAGGAAGCAGGACGCCCGGCGAACTGGGGAAGATTGTCTCCATTCCAGCGTGCGGCGTTTGATGTTTATATGACGGCTCGACATTATTTGACGCGGGTGGGTGCCGGGATGGGCTATGCTTTAGGGGCTGTTCCGTCCAAGGACATTTCCGAACTGTATGAAGAGGAATTGATAAACAATCCCCGCTGGTACACCAAAGCGCCAGAAGCCGTAGGATTTCTGGGAGAACAGGCCCTTGAATATATGGCGGTCAAGGGGATTTTCAATTTGACCGGTTTGTCAAAGATTCTCAATGCCGCCGGACGAAAATTGGCGGCACCGTTTGTTTCCAAAGAATTGGCCTCTTATGGTCCGGAACTGGTTAACAAAATGTCGTGGCGGCGGCTGGCTCAGATTGGACATGATGCGTTTGTCGGATTTCTCCGGGAAACGCCGAATTCCGTCGTATTTATGACTTCCTGGACAGCCGGAAAAGATGTCCTGCTTGGCAAGGAACCATCTGAGATAGTGGATGAAACGGCTCTTTCGGCCTTATGGGGACTTGGTTTTGCCCTGCTTCCGAATGTCTTAAAAGGCGGAAACAAGGCATTTTGGGAGACAGAGGCGGGCAAACGGGCTCATTTGGCTATCAATCGTGCTTATACATATTTGTGGCAGAATTGCCCAATTCTAATGAATATGGGAAGAAAGGCCGCCTCCTCTGAACTGTACAATCGAGCGGTCGAAGAGTACCGAACCAGATTCGGGCTGGAGCCGGATGCCGCGGCTCAGGCAAAATTGAAATACGTTACGCGCCAGTGGGCCAAGGCCATGGATAAGATGGCCCAGCAGAATCCGAAAACAGCAAAAACCTGGACCGGTGAAGAACCGCCTGTTTCTGCAGCGCCGCCCAAAAAGCCGCCGTCTCCTCCGGAGACCGACCCGCTGGCGATTATTCCGGAATCAGAGGTCCCGATACGAGTAAAAAAGCCGGTCAAAGACATCGGGCCGCTTCAAGAATGGATACTGACAACCACCAATCAGGCATACAATACCAAAGACCCGCGCATTATTCAGGCGGCGGAAACGATGGCGGACAAGGGGATGCAGATAAAAAATGATATTCAGGCATCCCTGGAACGGGACTTTCGGATTTATAAAACACTGCCGAAAGAATACAAAGGCGAAAGATTCTTTGAACTAATGGACCGTCATTTCTCGCCGGAAGAGATTGAAAAAAGCGGTTTGCCTGTGGAAGTAAAAAACGTCCTGCGTCATTTCAAAGAACAGGACGAACTGATGCGTCAGGAAATTATTCGCCAGAAAAGAGAGATGGCCAAGTCCTTTTTCTCCGGAAAATCAAAAAAGGAATTGCAGAAACTTGCGGAGGAAAAAGGGCTTTCTGTTACTGGGAAAAAAGAAGAATTGGCGGAACGCCTTGCCGAAGCGGAAATTCCGGATGACTGGGGCAAGCAGTGGGGCCATATTCAGCACGTCTTTTTTGGACAATACAAACTCTTCTATGAAACGTATGATGAAGAAGCCAAAAAGGTCATCCGGCATTTTATCGGGACGGCGGAAACGCAGGCCGAAGCGTATGAAAAACTGAAATTGTTCTACGAAGCCGCCAAAGAAGAAGGAAGAACCATCGGAATTGACGCCCTGGTTGCAACGCCGGAAATTCAGGTTCCGTTCGATGTGGCCCGTGTCGGAACCAAACAATTCTATCGGCTTCAGGCGGCCCTGGCGGAGGCGGCGGATGCGACCAAAAGTGAAATTCAGGATGCGATGCGTGGCATTATCGGGAAAAAAGCAGCCAAACAAAAATGGTGGGGTGCTTTGCTGTATCGGTCCGGAAAAGAAGGATATTCAAAAGATTTTGAAAAAGTATGGGAGTTTCAGACAAGGGCATTTTACCGCTGGAAGCATCTGACGGAGATGAATCGGCAGATTCAGCCGCTTATTGAAGAAATAAAGAAAACATATCCCGGCTGGGCTCGTCATCTGGAGGAAACAAAGGAATATATGTGGGGACTGAAGCGCTCCTCTCTTGCCCGGAAACTGGATGAACATTTGCAGAATCTTCCGGTTATCGGAGAACATGTAAAACCGTTTGTCCTGGAACGGGCCGCCGGAGCGGTCAAAACAGCCCTTTTTTGGGCGCATTTGCAGACGGTGAGATTCTTTGTTGTCAATTCTTTACAGCCGATAGAAACACTCTGGCCTGTTGTCGGAACAAAGGATTTTCTTAAAGGCATCCGGCTGTATTACAGCAAAGAGGGAAAGGAGATTCTTCGGAAATACAGGGTTTATGGACTGACCGGAAAAATTCATGAAACAGGAATGGGAGAACGAAAATGGGAGCGCTGGACGCCTGCCGGGGCATCAGAAGTTCGAAACCAGGCACTTGCCTTCCTGGCGCTGTATCAAAAAGGAATTGAAATGGGGATGACGGCGGAGGAGGCGGCTCGATATGGCCGTCTTCGCGGACAGTTGTTTACGCAGTTTACCTCTGTTCCGTCGGACATTCCGAAAGCCATGCGCGGGCCGGTTGGTGGATTGATTTTCCAATACAAGCGGTTTCCGATTAAATCCCTGGAATTATTTGCCCGTCTTTTGCGGGAGAAGAATTTTATGGGCGTGGCTCGATTTCTCACGGTGAAACTTCTATTGGGAGGGTTGCGCATCTTTTTATCTCCCATAACGACTTTGGCCGGAGGCGGGTTCTTGGTCTATGAATTGTATGAAAAAATCAAAAAAGAATTCGGACAGGAAACGGCGGATGTAGTAATGTACGGACTTCCGTCTTTGCTGAATGTCGATTTCAGCGGCTCTGTTAATTTTTGGGACATTCCAAAAGGGGAAACACTGGAGGAAAAAATCGGTTCAGAAACAGTCGGACCGTTTGGAAGTGTGTTGATGAAAGTAGTACGCGTTTTTCAGGAGGATGAAACGGCTGTACCTCGGAGCACAGAAGAAAAATTGTATGAATCGCTCGAACAGGCTTCCCCGACGGCTCGGCAGTTTGTTTATTTGCTGAAAGCCCTTCAGAAAGACACCGCCGTTTATGATACAAAGGGACGTCTTCAGTATCGGGAGGAAGTTCGGGATTTGTGGGCAAAAGCGCTTGGTTTTCGTCCGATGAAAGAATCCAAAGAATCAATGGTTTTGGAAGCCATGCTCGATTTAAAAGAACAATATGATGATATTCACGACAAGATTGCATTGGATTTAATAGAGATGGATATCGCCGGGGCGGAGGAAAAAGCCGTTCGCTGGTCGAATCTGTATCCGGAATTTCCGATAGACCCTGCTTTAATCCGGCGTAGAATTGAGAACCGGATGGAAGCCGTGGAACTGACGCGGCTGGAACGGCAATGGAACATATTGGCGGAGCAGTTAAAAGGGAAATTTCTTGAGAATATTATGGCGTCCAGGCCAGAAGAAAAACCGGAGGAAAAGCCATGACAATATCCAATCAAACCTGTCGAACCAGTGCGGTCGGAACAGGAGCAGAGCAGGTAATTCCGTTTTTATTTCCGATTCAGTCCTCCTCGGATTTGGTGGTGATAAAACGTGAAATAGCCACTGGAGCGGAGACGGTTCTTGTGTTGAACACGCATTATACTGTTACGATTGATGACGAAGAGGAAGGCGGAACAGTAACGACGTTATCTCCTTATATATCAAGTTCTTACGAAATACACATCGTCCGGATAACACCGGCACAGCAGACGCTTGATTTGACGGAGGGCGGGATATTTTCTGCTTCTTCGATTGAGGCGGCTTTGGACAAACTGATGAAATTGTGTATCGAGAACCGCCGGGCGATTGAGCGGTGTATTCGTCTTCCGGAGACGGACGGCGGCGACTGGTCGGAAGAGGAGTTAAAGCAGTTTACGGTTCTGCCTGCGCTTCCGAACCGCCTGTCCAAACGGCTGATATTTGATGACGAAGGCCATTTGTCAACGGAGGATGCAGGATGATACCGACGTGCGTCATTCCGCAGAACTTATCCATTACGGCTTCTCCGACCTTTGCTGGGCTAAAATTAACCGGTCTTCAGGCGTCGCAGGCGGTTATGACGGATGCGAACAAGAATCTGGTTTCAGCGGATTATTTGGACCAGCCGGTCAAAACAACTTCTTCGCCGTATTTTGCCGCGATAAAATTTTCCACAACAAACGGAGATTATAATTTAACAACATGTTCACTTCAGAGCGGTTTTTCGATTGTTCCATCTGAGAACAAACCGAATATTTTCCGATTGTATTCGAAGAAAGGGGATAATACTCAGGCCGTAGGCATTCATTTTATACCCTATGGCACAATTTCCTCTGCAAGCAATTCCGAACGGCTTTTTTTCGGATGGGCTCCTGCAGTTAGTCGATATGTTATGCACACGTTTTACAATGGAAGCGGAACGTCGCTTCGTTCGCTTGCGCTTGGAGTGGATACAAACAATGCGACAACCGTGCAGTTGTTTCTGCATACAAACGGCAATGTGGGCATTCAGACATCCAGTCCATCTTCAACGCTGGATGTAAACGGTGATATTAAATGTACTTCGATAACTCCAGCAGACGGAGATAGCGGAACTTTTTATGATTATTCCGGTCGTATTATTGAAGTCCAAAACGGCATTATTACCTATATTGAATCTCCTTAAAAAGAAGAAGGGCTAAGGCAATGATTATTTCCATTGAAATTCCAACAGAGTGCGAACAGCGGTTTTTGGATGCACTGACGGGTCTTTACAATCTTCAGGACTTGACGAATCAGCAGAAAAAAACGTTTTTGGAAAATCATCTGAAAAACCGTTTGAAAAGGATTGTACGCGAATGGGAATCCAGGCAAATCAACATCTTTCCGGAATAATGGAACTTTCTTTGCTTTCGACGGAGGAGATTGGGCTGTTGGTTTTTCAGGAGTATGAACAGATATTGCGGGCGCAGGGCAATCTGATGCTGCTGCGGGAAGAATTGCTCAGACGAAAGGAAAAAAACCATGACGGAGCAGCAGCTGAACCAGTTGGCGGAGATGGTTGTCAATCGGCTGTTATCGGGGATTGCGGAGAGGGAAGAGAAACGGATTGAAAAAGTCGTCAATCAAGCGATACGTTTGCACGAGGCGACCTGCGCTGCGTCGAAGTATATCTGGATAAAGAATCTCCTGTCTTCTGTAATTGGGGGTGCTGTTGTCGGGCTTTTGATGCTCCTCTTGAATCATTTTGCCAATAGGTAGCACACGCCTGCAAATATTTGCTTTTTTGTGATTGTCCTCCAGATAGGAAAAGGATGGGGTGTTTGTCAATATCGCAAAAGAAAAAGGCGTAGGCCAATCCCTGGCCCGCGCCTTTGAGAAGGGAGAAAACAATATGCCTAAAAGTCCTGATAGTTTACTTTTCCGTCTCTGTCAAGGTCAAAGGGAGGATAATCTGTCAGCCACCGCTCGCTGTAAGAGAGCACTAAATCAAGCAGAGAATTGTCCAGAAAATCCACGCTGATTTCTCCTGCACGTTCCGGGATGACAAAGATAGGCCATCCGGTTTGAGGTTCGGTCAGCCAGAATGGTTCGTTGGCATCCGCCACTGTAAAGAAGAGACGGTTGGGCCGGTAAACAAACCGATTGCCGTTTTGTCCTTTTTTCTCCAGCAGGAACGGATAGGTCTGGTTGGGTTCGTTCGGCTGAATCGAAACCTTCAGGACGGCAAAGCAGCAGGAGGCGGAATCCGCCAGAAAAACCGGCTGTATCAGTTCGGCCTGTTGTGCGATTTCGTTTGGGTCAGTCCAGTTTTCGAACGGAATAAAATCCTGAACCGGCTGGAGGCAGTAGGTATTGCTGTTCGGCAGGTTTGGGTCGCTGATGTAATGAAGGCGGCACCACAGGATTGTCGGCTGTCCGAAACCGTCCAGAAACGCCTGTTCCTCCGGGCAGGCAATCGAATCTTTTTGCTCCGTGAGGGCGGGTCGAAAGGAGGCACAGGCCGGTTGGTCAGCGGGCTGTCCTTTTCCAAAATCGTAGGGCGGAGGCGGGGTGCCTGGTTTGACCGGAGGGTAATCGGCAAACGTCCGAAATCCGCAGCCGATTGTTGCGCCGCTTCCGTACCAGAATCCCCATTCTCCGTCTTTGTACAGATACCAATAGGGTTTTGGTTCGGGGAGGGCGGAGCGTTCGGACACCACGAATTCCATCATTGTTTCGTAGGTTTTTGCTTTGGCCTTGACCTGGCCGAGATAGGAATAAGAATACGGTGTGTTGGGGGCGGGGACGGCTCTTGGTTCGAACGCAGAATACACGGCGAAACCATCATCTCTGGTCCGGATTTTTTTAGGGATTTTCATCCGGACAGGATTGCAGGGATAGTATTGCGGCGGCTTCTCCGATGACAGCCAGTAGTCTTTTCCCTCCAATTCGACCGCCAGGCCGGTGCGTCGGACGGGCTGGCCGTCAAAATCCAGAAAACAGAAATACCGAAGGAACATCCATCCGTTTGGACCGGCGGTGTAGTTGGTATAGCGGTGGACGGCGCCGCTGTAAATCGGTCCTTCCTGAATGCCGCTGATTTCGATTCGGCGGATGTGGGCGCAGGAGGACATATCTCCGAAGGAGGCGGAAACCAGACAGGTCATCAGCAGAAAGATTCTGGCCATTGTAGAATCTCCTAAATGAGGGTGGCTTTCAGTTTAGCGACTTCTTCTTTGGTAGCCGGGCTTTCGATGGTATCCAGAATGGATTTGAATTTTTCGACGACAGTCGGATTGTCCTGTTTATAGGTATCGAGAAAGGCCTGAATGCCTTTTACCAATTCGAGGATTTTTCGGTCTTTTTCCGTCAATTCTCCCCGAATGGATTGCAGGGCGGATTCCATTTCCTCCGGGGTGATGTCTCCGGGCCGTTTCCGGAGAAGGCCCAGAAGTCCGGTAAATCCGCCGAATCCGGCCATGGTCAGGAACAGACTGAGCAGGCCGGATTCCCCGAACAACTGGGCTTCTCTGGCTTTGGCGGCCTGAAGATTTTGCGAAAGGGTTTGGGACAGAAGGGCGTAATCCAGGTTATCCTTTTCCATCATTTGTTGGAACGTGAATTGATTGACCTGGTGGGCGGCGTCCACAGCGGTTTTGAGTCGGACGGCTTTTTCGAGGTTTTGCCATCCTTCAAAGTCGGCCGGGCTGGCGGCACCGGCTTCGGCGGCGTACTGAACGGCTTTGGGGTCGATGCGGGCGGGGGTGATGTATTCGCTGAGGGCGGCGCATCCGAAACCGGCGGCGGCGGCCAGCAGGCAAAGGGCGGACAGAACGGCGGTTTTCATGTTCGATTCCTTACAAGTTTATCAGAAAAACAACTTTCTGTAAAAAGACGTGTCCTGTAACGGCCCCGATGGTAATAAAAAAACCTCCCAGAAAACTTTTGGGGATTCCTTTCCAAAAGTTCCGGGAGGACAAATCGAGAAATCCGTCTATTTGAAGAATCGTTCCGTACACAATCAGTCCTACTGAACAGAATAAAACAGCCGTTTCAGCCATTTTTCTTTTTCCCCTGGAATAAAGTAGCCGGGGCCGATGTATCCGATTTTGGGGGGAGGGTGTTTGCAGAATGCAGAATCTTTGTATCATCGGCGCCCGGCTCTGCAGAAAGAGGTTGCGACTGTTCTTTGGTTTTCAATTTTTCCAGAAGGGCGGCGACGCCCTGTGTTTTTTCGGAGGAATCTTCTGCTGTGTGTTCAATCGGCGGGAATGCCTCATCCAGGGTGATGTCTCCTTCTTTGAGGGCGGTTCGGACGCCGGTGAGGATTTCGAGTTTTTCTTCGGTCAGTTCTTCCAGGCCGTTGATGCCGAGGGCGGCGAAGACTCTGGCGGGGTCGATGCCCAGTTTGTTCATCCATTCGCCGACGGCCTTTCGGCGTTCCTCCAGCGGTTTTTGTTCACCGGCGATAATGCGGCGGGCCTCCTGGATGACGGGCTTGCAGAGGGATTTTGGGACGACGGAGAAGATAGCGTCCCGCATGGCCTTTTTGAGGGCGGCTTTGGCGACGACGAGTCGCATTCGTTCATCGTAGGGCCGACCGTCTTTGGTGATAGTCGGTTCGATGACTTCGATAGAGACGGCGTAGTTTTTTTCCAAGTCGTGTGCGAAGCCGGCGGCTTTGACGAAGGTTGGGGTGGTTTCGAGGATAATGGCTTTGGCGCGGATATTTCCGTAGCAGGCGGCGACGATTTCGGCCAGTCGGATGGACTCGCCGGAGGCATAGACGACGTTGCCCCGATTGTCTTTTCCGACGGGGCGTCGATAGATGCAGGATTCGGCGGTTTCGGTATCGATGGAAACCATTTCGCGGGCCTGTTGGATAAAGCGGGACATAGAGCGTGGATACTGGTGAGCGGTGGCGATTTGGACATCGATACTGGCCCGTTCCATTTGTTCGAGGGCTTTGGGTTCGACGGGGGTTGCTTCGACGGGGATGATTTCGTCCGGCATTTTTGTTCCTTTCTGTTCTGGTTTATGTAGATTTTAACGGATTTATTTTCAGGGTGGAATAGGTAATTTTCCGGATATATTTTTCGGCCAGGTCTGGGTTTTCTTCTTTGAGGGCTTTTGTATCGATGGTTTCGCGTTCGATTTGCCGATTGACAAAGATGATTTTTTCTTCTTCGCAGATTCCTTCATCGGCGCCATCGAGGCAGGACAGCAGGATGGCTTTGGCGCGTTCGAGGTCTTTTTCTTTTTCCTTGTAGGCGTCATAGGCGTATTGATAGGCGCGGCAGACGGCGGAGGGGATGGAAACGGTTCGATTGGGTTGTCTCCGGATGTTTTTTGCCAGGTCGATGGATGGAGCGGAGTTTTCCGGCGGGGTATCCGGCTGGACGTATTTTGTCCAGAATTGTTCGGCTTTTTCGAGGATAAGTTCTGCCAGCAGTTTGTTGTATTTTACAACGAACAGGACAAATTCGCGGTAGGGCAGGTAGGCGGGGACGTAGCAGCAATCGGCCTGGGTGCAGAGCATTTGGACGGTGGTTTGGACAAGGATTCTGTCTGGGACCTGGTCTGTTCCGTCTTCTCCCCATTGTTCTTTGGAGTAAGGGCCTGCGGTTTTGGCCTCGACGGGCCGTTTTTCATCGGGGACGAACGCGTCGAGGTTGGCGGCGATGGGGACGCGGCTTTCCGGGCAGACGCGGGTTTGGTTTCGGATGATTTTTTTATTGGTGGTATCGGCAAACCAGGTTAGGACGGCGTCTTCGAGATAGGTTCCGCGCTGCATGGCCTTGTTTTCGGCTGTTTCTGTGATTCGTCCGGTTTTTTGCAGCCAGATGTCATAGGCGGTTCGGAACGGGTCCAGTCCCATGATAGCGGCCATATCGGATGCCCCGATGTAGTTTTTTCGTCGTTCTTTTTGTTTTTCTGTCAGCATACTGTCTGTTTGTCTTTTTCAAGGCAGGCGCCGGTTTACGCTCCGGCGCCTGCCTTCTTGAGGTAGAAAGGGTTTTTTATGACTCCGCTTGTTTAAAAGATTCCAGGCAGTCTTCGCAGCAGAAATGATAGAACGTCCGATAGCGATAACTGTCCGGCGGGCAGATTTTTTTGCCGCAGGTGTCGCATATGACTCGGACGTGTTCGCGTCCGGTCCGTCCGCAGTAGGGGCAGGACGGCGGAGGCGGCCAAAGGATTTCGTGCTCCTTCCAGTCGTCTCGGTCTTTGTTCATTGTTTTTCTCCTTCCCGACGAAAGTATCGGGGCCGGACGAAAAGCACAGGGCCCCTGGTCCGGCCCCTGTTTAGGAGGGGGTGTTCAATCCGTCTTTAGTTTTTTATACTCCGGCAGGGCGCGGAGGATTTCCGACAATCCCCGCCGGAGGGTTCGCAGCCGATTCCGTTGGCAATACTGGAAAAACGCCCTGATTTCCAGTTCGTCCTGTGTTTCGAGCACCAAACGCTTTGGGAGTTTCTTTTTTTCTGTCATTGTCTTCATCGCCTCCCATTTTAAAAGAAAGGGGTTGTCTTGTCAAGTTTATTTTTGTTTATTTATTGTTTTTTTCGCAACCTCTTTCCTTTGCTTGATTTGGAAACGGTTTTGTTTTCAGTTGAATCTCTCCGTTTTGGAAGCACCAGAACAGGTGAAAGACGATTTGAACGATTTTTTCCTGAATTAGTTCCTTCAGCCGTTTGGCGGAGGCGTCGAGATTGGTTTTCTGCGGTTCCAGTTTGTCCAGAATCTCCGGCAGAAAATCAACCAGAAACTTATCCGTTATTCTTCCGGCCTCCAGACAGACCGGTTCGTCTTTTTCGAGCGCAAACAGATATACAGGATAATCGTTTACGTTGTGAATTATCCGCATTTCGCCGCCGTATAATTGCAGGGCGGAGCGGACGGCGACGTGCAGTTCGCGGAGGACAAGGAGTCGGCGGGCGTCTGTAATTCTGTTCGGCTCATCCAGCAGGGCGGCGCTCAGCGGGTAAATCGCGTCCGCCTCCTTGTAAAATGATTCGACGTCTTCGATGGTCAGGACTTTTGCTTTGGGGTTCATTGAATTTCCCTTATTCTGTTGTTATCCATTTTTCTTTCCTTGTGTGCTTTAGATTCCGGCGTACTCCCTGCCGGCTCGTCCCATCTTGCTGATGTATAGATGGAGTGTCGAGCCGTCGTAGTGGGCTATCTGTGTGCCGATGTTGTCGCCGTCTAACTGCTCTGCATCACCTTTTTCGTCGGCAGATATATCATCGAGGTCTTCGCAATAGTCGTAGGCCCATACCATATCTGGTGCTAAGCGACATATCAAGTCGTCAGGGATTCTGTGTAGAGAGTAGTAAATCATCTTTGATGCGTTTACATGGATTTTTTTCTCCTTTCTATTCTATTTGATTCCGCAATAATCCCTGCCGGCTTTCCGCATCCGGCTGGGGTACAGTTTAATGATTCCTTTTTCGGTTGTTTCGGCAATGAGGTACTCATCTCTGTAATCCTTCAGGATTTCCTTCAGCCCAATCAAAATCATTTTTTCATCGGCAGTCCAAAGATACGTATCTTCGTCAAGCAAATCCTGAATCAGACTGCCTCTCATGTTGTCCGGGATTTCCCGGAAAAACCACAAATCATTTGTGGAACAGTCAATGATTGTTATTCCGCCGTTTTCGTCCTCAAAAACCTTTCGGATGTTCATTTTTTTCCCCTTATTCTATCATGGTTCCTTTTTCGATTTCCTGCAGAACGGCCCGCAGGTTGTTTCGGCATTTTTTCACCAGGTTTAGATAGGATTCCAGCGGCTTTCCGTCCAGTTGCTCCGCCTGGGCAATCTGTTTGGCCCGTTGAGCAAAGAGCGGCGCAAGGCCCTGGCTGCTCAGCCGCAGTTCGATGCAGCGGCTCAGGAGCGGAGCGCTGTCGTCCATATCTTCAAACGATAACTGTCCTTCTAATGTGGTTGTAAAGATGAAAACGACGTGCGACGGCAGCCGTTCCAGGAATACCAGCAGTTGCCGAACGGTATCCCGGCGCAGGCCGTGCGCCTCATTGACGATGACGGCGCGGCCTTTTTTTTCGCCGCCGCCGTACAGGTTCAGGGTGTTTTCCAGGTCGCGCAAAGCCGACGGGGTTAATTCCGTCGCGTCCCATTCGTCAATCCAAAACGGGTCCGCTGTTCGGCCTGCAATCAGATAGGCCAGGGTTGTCTTGCCGGTGCCGGACGGACCGGCAATCCAGTAGGCCCGACCGGACAGGCCGCCCCGCTGTTCCAGTCGGCGCAGCCGCTCGATGATTTTTTCGTTTCCGATAAACTCCTCAAACGTTTTCGGCCTGTATTTTTCGTACAGCGGTTTCATCGTATACCCTTTTTATTTCTGATAAACGATGTTCGATTTTTTTTGAAAGAGAAACAACCAGGTCGCACAAGTCTGACAATTCCGTGTCGCTCGTAAAATCCCATTGATTGCCGGATTCGTTAACGGCCTTTACTACAGTTCTTCATTGTTTTTTTCCTTTCCTGTTAATCATAATAAACATAATTGCCGCAGGTTTTGTGTCCCTGCCGGTCGTCGGCGGGGATATACAAAGAATGCTCGATGCATTCCGCCGCAGCCCAAAGGCAGTTTCGGCAGCCGAATTCGCTTTGTTGCAATCCGTCCGGGGGCGTAAAGGACGGCAAAGAGATATGGTTCTTTTTGCACAGGCGCAAAAGAATCTCTCCGGTCTCATCCTTTCCATAAAAGGAAAGGGTCGATTCGATGAGTTTATTTAATTCGTTTATTTTTGCCGGGTTCATTGTTTTTCCCTTTCTCTTTTTTGTTCACTTCTTCATCAAATAGAAACCACAGCAAACCGGCCAGCGTCCGGAATGTCCGCCGCTTGTAGTACAGCAGCGGGAACAGCCGGTCGGGTTTGTATTTGGCCTTAACGCCGCATTTGGCCAGGGCATCGGCGTACTGGAGTTGCGCTCCGGCCAGGCGGACGGCGGACAAGTACGCCTGCCCCGCCTCTGCCAGGTAATCGATTCTGTTCATCTTCAGGATATACATTTTTTTCCCCCAGCGCCGCTTCTCTTTTTTGCGAAATGGTTATTTCGTCAATAAATGAAAGCAGTTTTTTAATTAGCAAGCGTTTTTTTTCAAAGCGGCCTTTTTGTCCTTGGTTAATCGTCCAAAGCATCCGCTTTTCGGCTTCTTTGTATTGTTTTACAGCATACCGGATAACCGCAGACTTGTTGCGGCAGCACCAGTCTATCAATGCCTTTTCTGTCCATGTTTTCTGCATGGTTTTTTTATCGGCGGCTTTAAGGGCCTGCCAGAGAAGGGGCCGAATGTCGTTCGGGATATCGGTTTTCATACGTGATTTCCTTTTATCTTTTCTCCTGCGATGGCCAGCCAGGCCAGCGCGTCGGCGCGGCCGAACAGATTGTTTTCCATTATGTAATCATAATTTTTTCGGATAGGGGCAATCACAAAAGCCGGGTGTCCTAAATACGTTGTAATTTCTCCGTCCTTTAGGCGGGCCAGCGCGTGGACAACAATGCAGCGCATAAAGGCAATTTCACACACCGGGAAAACCAGGGTGTTCAGGTCTAAAGGTTTATCGGATTCTTTCAACCGGATAACAACAAGGCAATCATTCGCCTTTGCGCGCCTGGACAGATTCCCGACGGCAAGCAGGGCGTCGATTTGGACCGAATATCCGGACGCGCTCAGGCGGTCGGCCAGGGCCAGGACTGCCGACCCGCGCCAAAGCAGGTCTTCTGGTTTGCGGCTCCAGTCTGCGGCCAGGTTGACGCCGATTTTTACGACTGGTTTTTCGACCGGCACGCGTTCAATCCGCTGCCAGAAGGCGGGATTGTGCGACAAATACCGGTCGGCGTCAATTTCGTCTCCGGTTTCGGCATATCGACGCTGCCGCCGCCGAACGGCGACGAAGGAAAAGGCGGGATTTTCGATTTGGATTTGTTCTTTCAGGGCCAGGACCGCTTGCGTGTATTTTTCCGTCGGCGGGCAAAAAAGGTCTTTTAATAAAGTTTGCGGTTGATAATAATTAGCCCATTCATCTTTACCGGTCAGGTGTTTTCGGAGATTATTATTGATAAACTGGCGGTTTTTTTCACTGGTTGCGACCTGTTCATTAAAAGCCAGGTCTGCCAGGTCGAAAATCGAGTTTTCTTCAAAAATCTGCCAGCCATCGACCGTGTTTATTTTCTTAATCATCGTTGTTTAACCTCTTAGACGGGCAAATAATTCCGCGGGATGCGATTAATTTCATCGGCGCTCCATCCGACAAAGAACAGGTCGAAAATCTCATCCATCGTATATCCGGCGGCTTTCAGGCGGGCGGCTTTTTCGACAAACCGCGTCGAGCAAATCCGCCGCAGCCGCAGAACTTCAATTTGATTTCGGATATGCCAGATTGACTGAAGCAGTTTTTCGGTGTCGGATTTGTCCAAATACGATTCTGCGATTCTCCGCTCCAGGTCTCTATCATAGTCGCATACCAGGACCGCGGCGACAAACCGGTCAAGCGTTGCGGCGTCCAGTGCGTTGCGCCCGACATACTGCGCGTTTGCCCCGGTGCCAAATGTATTTGCTGCGGCGATTAAGACGCAGTCTGTATGCCGCTTATAGGTCCTGCCGTTGATAGGATTTGCAAACGCCCCGTTGGCCAGGGCGCTGTTGATGTGTACCAGTAAATTAGGGTCGGCGGCGTCAATTTCATCGAACAGAAAAACGCCGCCGTTTTCGTAAATTGCCAAAAACTGTGTTGTCTGAAACTGCCAGGCGCCGTCGCCGTTCGGCAGCACGCGCCCGAACAGGTGCGTTTCTGAAACTCCAGCGGACAGAGACAGGAACGCAAACGGCAGGTTCAGGGCCTGCGCCGTCTGCTTTGCCAGCGTCGTCTTGCCGGAACCGGCAGGGCCGACAA